CAACAGCCTTTGGGGATAAAAGAGAGTCTGGATATACTATAGTTAATGTCGCAAAAGCAAGCAATAAAATAAACTTAGTAAATTTATTTGCTTTTTCGCATGAAGACTTTTTTAGGTATACATTGTTTAACTCATACTTGGCTTATGGCCAATCATCTGAAATTGGAACATTCCTTCAGGAAGAAATCATTATAAGCGACCTAAAGGACAGATATGATATTATTGGGGGAAATATGGTAAATAAAGAATTGTCTGAGGATAGCACAATTAGTAGAGTATTAAAAATAGCTAATATATGAATATTGCACACGAAGAAAAAATTATTATAGATAAAAGTTATTTTAAAAGAAAAGATAACCAAAATAAAAACTCTGAACCAAGAATAGAGCCTAGTACATTAGAAGAAATTCTGGATTCAATATACCAACAAGAGTACTTAGATAGCATAGATCTAATGCCAGAACCTAAAACACAAAAAGAATTAAATAGTAGTGCTTCTACTTTCAAAGCAAAGAAAAAATATTTTAACTAACAATAAAAAAAATTATGACAAAGAAAATTGAAAAATGTTCAGAAGGAGGAGAAGGGGTAGTAATTATACCAAAGCCTTCCTACTTGCTTCCAAAAGACTATTCAAGATGTATTTCTGTAGATTGCCCTGCTAACGATTGTGCTAGGCTACAAAGCTATCTTTATGATGCACAGAGTGAGGATCCTATATTAATTTCTGATTTTGGACAGGACAAAAAAATAGAGTCAAAAGAAGATTGTGACTATTACCTATGAAAGCAGAAGTTCAGGAAAAAGCAGTGAACGCTTTTCTATCCTCTAAAGATAGACGATCCACTATTGCTCTAGCGGTAGGAATGGGGAAAACAAAGTGTGCTATTGACATTATCACTCACTACAGAAGCATCAATCCTAATTGTAAAATTTTGTTTAGTGGTGCCAGACAAATTTATATTAAAAACTTTAAAGATGAATTAAATAAATGGAATTGTTTAGAAAATAACATTACTTTTATTTGCAATAAGTCTTTAAAAAATTACAAAGAAAAATATGATTTGATTATTGTAGATGAAATGCACAAGGAGCAAGATCTTATATTGGAAAATTGTTTGAGACTTATAAGAATAAACCCTGCGGTATCTATATTAGGGCTTACGGGTACTCCTAGTAATACTCATGAAATTCACAAGTACTTTCCTATTTGTTATTCCTACCTTATCAATAATGCTATTGATAATAATTTATTGAACAATTTTCAAATGGTAGTGGTTAAGTATAAAATGACTCCTGAAGAAAAAAGTGTTTATGATTATCATCACAAAAATTATCTGGCCGCTACCTACCATGAATCCTATCCTCCTGAATTAGGCAAACTAAAGCAGTTCTTAAATACGTTGCCTAGCAAAGTGGCTCTAACTAATAGACTAATTAATGAGAAATTTTCGGATAAAAAGTTACTAATCTACGCTGGCAGTATTGAACAAGGTGCTAGTTTCGGGTTTTCTCAGTTTAATTCTTCTATGGATAATAAAACTAAGAAGAAAAACTATGATGAGTTCTACCACTCCAAATCAGGTAGACTAGTAAATGTAGGAATCCTGAAAGAATCCGTTAGTATACCAAATTTAAAATATGGATTTGTGCTAGGAATAGATAGTTCTCCTTCATCAAAAGAACAACTTATCGGAAGATTTTGCAGGATAGCAGTACATGAGAAAAGTTTTATTTATTTCTTAGTAGCTGAGGGAACTTTAGAAGAAAAGTGGGTGTTGAATGGTATGGATAAATTTAAAGATAAGATTACAGTGGTTAACGTAAATAAAAATAAAAAATAAATTAAAATGGAACACGAATGTTGATGTTTAGCACAATGTTCATTTGAAATACTTAACGGCTTTTTTGCCAAACCGCTGTTACCTGCTGGGCGGATTATTCAGCAGAATTTAATTTGAAAAGAAATGAGTTTACTTTATAAAAACAAAAAAGACATAACCTACAAAGTAAGGATAAAAGATATTGGGGATAAAATAGAATTTGAATTTGAATCGGATTGCGGAAAGTTTGGAGCGTCTGAAAACCTTGATAGATATTTTTTGACTGCTAAAAGGTTGCTTCAAATTCTTCAAGATAGGGATGATTATTCCGAAGACGAATTGTAGCCTTGCACATAACGCCTACGGCTTGGTGTCTGTTATTTTGCCTTGCAGACATTTCAATTTTAAGATGAATTTTATAGGCAAAATAATAGCACCAAACCGATGTTAGTGGCTGGTGCGGTAAATTAAACGAAAATGTCAGAACATAAGAAAGCAATTAACGCAGATGAAGCGTGGAAAATTCAGGAACAATATGAAGGCAAACCTCACGGATGGGTGCAATGGAAAGGGACTGATGTGTGTATGGACATTCATTGTAAATGTGGACATCATTCTCATATAGATGCAGACTTTGCGTATCACGTTAAATGTCCAAAATGCGGGACTGTTTATATGTGTAATGGACACATTGAATTTATAGAGTTAGAGCAGCAGCCTGAAAATTGTGTGATTGTTCCTGAATTAGACGAGGAGTAGCACTTGCCACTAACGTATCGGGGCTTTGCGTCTGTTTGCCCCTTTCACGAAGTTTCAAGTTATCACAAATGTTGATGGGGCAAATAGCACAAAACCGCTGTTATACGCTGGCACGGTTGATTAGTAGAATGTTCAATTGAAATACAAAACCTTTTTCTTTTCTTTTTTGAGGGAGGGAAATTTAAAAAAAATTAGTAAAATGAAAACAATAGAATTTAAAGAATACGGCAAAGGCGAAATGGTTACGCCTATTTGGAGTTGCTTAAATAATCCTGATAATAATTTGAAAGGATATTATCGTTCAGTATTAAATGAGCCATTTAATAAGAAGCGATTTAGAAGGGCAGGAGTATTTAGAAACATTGAAAAAATTGATGATGTGAATACCTTTGCAGACTTTAAAGGTATTAGGTGTTTAGATATGCCTATAAAAATGGCTGGTAGTATGGAGTATAGAGTGCCGAAAGAATTGGAGCAATTTTTAGAACCGATAAGTAAAATGATTGCTTTTGAAACGGCACACAATGAAAGGGTAATTGATTTTTACGCTTACCTTACTATTGACCAAAGCGAAACAACTGGCGGAGAAACACACAGGGAGGCAGGATTGCACGTTGATGGATTTCAAGGTAAACGTATTGAACCAAAAGTAGAATGTGATAGAAGCTACATTGTTTTTGATTGTGATTGCCCTTCATTTTGGAATCAAAGTTTTGAAACGGTTGAAAATATGAATGAAGGAACGCAAAACATATTTCACGAATTTGATAGAACAAAACACTATTCAAGCGAAATAAAGTGTGTGCCATTCAATATTTACTTTATGGACTGTTATGCTGTTCATAGTGCAAATAAAGCAGAAAACAAAAGAAGAACATTTTGTAGGCTATCATTTTCAGTAAGACAATTCGATAGGCTTGGAAACAGCTACAACCATTTGTTTGACTATAAATGGGATATGTTTACAAGAGATATTCATTCTGCATTATCTAATTAGTGCTTGCGTATAACTCCCAGATATACGCAATTTTTGTAACACAAATTTGACTTCAATGCAGATAAATACTGAAATAATAAATATACGAATAACCAAAGAGCAAAAGCAAACTTTAGATAAGTTGAAAGGATATAATGTAAACGTCTCTCAATTTGTTAGAAATGCAATTAAAGAAAAAATAAAAAAAGATTATAAATCAATTATTGATGAATTTGAAAAATCAAAAAATTATTGCCCATTTTAAAAATTACAAACATGTTTAACAAAGAAACAAACAGATTAAGTTATAGTTCTCTCACTAGGCTTATAAAAGAAGGAGTTCACGGGTTTTTAAACCCTGTATACAAAAGAAATAATGCCTTAGAAAAAGGATCTATTATAGACAAGATAGTTTTTGAAGAACCTATCACTGAAACTATTATAGATATTCCTGTTCCAAAGCCTCAAATTAAGGCCATTATTGAAAATATTTTTACAGAGGAGTATAACTATGATCTTTCTATGGAAAACTTAGAAAAGGTTTGCGGTATATTAGATGTAAAATCGAAGAATTTTGAAAAAATTAAAGAATCCGTTCTGGAGTTTCCAGAATATATTGAATATGCAAAAAATCCAAAAGGTAAATTCCTAAAAACTAATTTTGAATTAGGAACCGCTATTGCCAATAATGTGCTAAAAGATAGGGAGGCCACCTATCTGTTTAGTCATGGTAAGGCCCAGTTTGAATGGACTTTTAATTATAGAGGGTTTACTATGTATATTAAAACAGATTATTTAAAAGTAGATCATAGTAGAAGAGAAATTATTATCACTGATTTAAAATCAAGTAGCTACCCTCCGAAATTTCCTGATAGTGTGCAAAAATATTTATACCATTTACAAGGGGCTTTGTATACAAAAGGAGTGGAAGACTGGATGGAGAAAAATGATTTGAACCATTATGTACTAAAAACTTTTCATTGGGTTGTGTGCAATTCTACCAAAGTGGACAGTGTTCTGGTATACCCACTCTCTTATAAAGACGAGACGGAAGGAAATAGAATTTTAGAAGAAACTCTCGATAAGATTGACAAGTACATTGAAAATGATTGGAAAGAAATTCCTGAAGAAGATACCTTAACTTTTTTCTAAATGGCAAACTATATAATCACAAAAAATAAACCTTTCTTTCAGAATATAGGGCAATATAATTATTGTAATTTATCTGACATGCAACTCACTGAGATAATAGCCGTAGATACAGAGACCACTTCTCTATCCGCCTTTGAGGGGGAAATATTTGCAATACAAATTGGGACAGGATCAAATAATTATCTAATTGATCTTCAGAATCACAAAGAAAATAAAATATTCTTAGAAGAAGTTGTTCCTTATATTTTAGACAAGGTTATGGTGTTCCATAATAGTGCATTCGATTTGAGTTTCTTCTTTATAAAGAATTACTTTCCAAAAAGAGTGGGAGACACAATGTTGGCATCTATGATTTTACACAATGGAGAATTCGGAGTTTCACATTCTTTTAAAAATTGTATGGAAAGAGAGCTCGGTATTATATACGACAAAACAGAGCAAGCTAATATATCTAAGGTTCAGCTATCCCAGCCTTCAACAATTGAATATTGCTTTAATGATGTTGATAGACTGTTGGATTTACATAATAATTTAGTACTTAAACTCAAGGAGTATGAAGCCATAGATTCTTATAAATTACATTGTAGACATATCAGGGCCCTTACATACATGGAGTTATGTGGCCTTCCAATATCAAAGGATAGGTGGAAATTAAAAATGGATAGAGATTACTCTCAATACAAAAAATGTGAAAGGGAAATTATTGATTATATTTTTGACAATATGCCTAAATATAGAGATTTGCAATTAGATATGTTTAGCGATGAAAAGAAAATAAATTGCCTACTAAGTTCTCCTAAACAAATGATAAATGTATTTAAAGACTTAGGTATAAAGGTAACTTATAAGGAAAAAGGAGAGATAAAAGAAAGCTTAGAAAAAGGAGTTATATCTAAGTCCGACCATGAGTTTGTAAAAATTTGGCTTAAATATAAGGAAGTTGAGCACAATGTAACCACTTTTGGGGAGGGTATTTATTCTAAAATAAGAGATGGAAGAGTCTATACACATTTCAAGCCTATTATAGATACGGCAAGAATTGCTTCTAGAAAAGGACAGATAAACTTTTTAAATTTTCCAGCAAACGAAGAAACAAGAGAATGCTTTGAAGCAAATGAAGGATTTGACATTATCGTAGCTGACTATGCAGGACAAGAAACAGTTGTAGGTGCCGACATTACAGGAGATAAAGCCATGATTGCTTCCATAGTGGAAGGGAAAGACCTACACTGTGCCTTTGCTAGAGTTCTCTACCCAGAATTGGAGGCCCTTTCTGATGAAGAAATTATGAAAGATCATAAAGCCAAACGTAATGCCTCTAAGGCCCCACGATTTTGTTTTCAGTTTGGAGGCACAGGATTTACTTTAGCAGAGAATGAAGGGCTTTCCTTGGAAGAAGGAGAACGTATTGAAAAATTATTTAAAGAACTTCATTATGGGGTTTATTCTTACGGGGAAACTAAGCTTCAAGAAGCCTTAGAACTAGGGTATATTCAATATGCAATGGGTTTTAAATTAAAGCTACCAATGTTTGGTATCTTTAAAGAAACCGATGATAAGATTTCAAATTTAGATAGAAATTTTTGGAATAAATATCGTATGGGAAAGCAAGAACATTTAAGATGCGAGAAAGCTAAGGAAAGAGGCAAGGTGTATGCTATAGCAGATATGGAGGCATATAATTGCTTTAATGCCAATAAACTTATGATGAAAGACTATTTCAGCTTAAAGTCTCAATATATGAGATTATGCTTAAATGCTCCTACACAAGGAACTGCGGCTCATCAAACTAAAATGGCTACAGTATTGTTATTTAATGAAATTGAAAGAAACAATGACTATTGGAAAGCAAGGATAGCAAATGTAATACATGATGAGATAGTTCTTGAGACTGAAACACACCTGTCAGAAAAATACGCTAGAATACTAGAAAAAAGTATGATAGAGGGAGGTAATATATTTCTAAATAATCCTGTATTATTTATGAGTGCGGAAGCTAAGGTAGCAGATTCATGGTATAGTGCGAAGTAAAAAAAATTGAACTTAAAATTATGAGAAGAAAAACAGTAAAAAAATCCGATACTCCTACTCCTAGGAAAAAGAAAAAAGTATTAAACCCTAGAGTAGCGAGAGAGTATTGTGGAGGTACAATGACCAAATCAGCTTTCTTTGGGGCCATAAGAGCTTTTTTAAGACAAAGATGGCTATACTCTTGTCCTTTTAGAAAAGAGATCCTTAAAAGAGCTTATTCTGCCTTATTAAAAAAATGGCAATGCAATGATTGTAAAAAAATGTTCTTAAAAAAAGAGGTGGAAGTTAACCACATTGAACCCTGTGGTAGCTTGAGAGATTACCACGAAATAAAAGCATTTCACGACAGGTTATTTGTAGAGGATATAAGTAAGCTAGAGGTGCTTTGTAAAGATTGTCACAAAAAATTTACAGAAAAAAGTAAAATAACTATTGACATTTAATAAAAATGTATTAATTTTGCATCAGATTAAAAAACAAAGGGAAAATATGAATTACGAAGAAATGGGAAAATTAGTTATTAATCTTCCCCAACTAAAAATTATCCAATCTTTAATAAAGAAAGGGTTTATTAGAAGTTTACATACTGAAAAATTAGATAATACTGATCCTTCAAATTTTGAAATAACAGAGTTTGGTCAGGCCATTCTTAATGGAGAAAAATATCAAACTCTTGTTTATGAAGAATTCTTAGAGGAATATATGAGATTGTTTAGTAAACAAAATTTACAAGGAATAAATAAAAAAGCATTTAGTCCTAAAAATAAAGTTTTATCTAAGTTAGAATCTTTTATGAGAAAATATAAAGTTTCTAGTAGTGAAATACTTGAGGCTGTTGATTACTATCATCAAAATGCAGACGATATTCGTTATACATTAGATGCCCAGTATTTTATTGAAAGAGACGGAGGCAGTTTATTGATAGATACTATTAATGAAATGAAAGAAGGAATATTTAGTAACCAAGATAAACTCGTATTTTAATGGATATTGTAAAAGTAATAGAAGAAAGCAGGGATTCATTAATACAAGGACATATTAATTCTATTCCTATGCCATTCAACGGCACAAGAAAAGCATTTAGTGGTATATTTCCAGGGGCTATGGTTTGTATTACCGCTGAAACATCTGTAGGTAAAACGTCTTTGGCAAAGTATATATATTTATTTAGTGTTGCGGATTATATTTTAGACGATCCTTCTTTTAAGTATTTTAACTATAAATGTCTATGGTTTGGTTTAGAAGAATCCGAGGAAGAATTTCATATCAGTATCCTTCAATATGCAATTGCTAAATACTACCATAAAAATTGCACACAGGATGAACTATTGAGCAGAATAGATCCTATTTCAGAAGAAATAATTTCTATGATAAAATCAGATCCTGTTCAAAAATACTTCAACACTGTAAAGGATTTTACTAAATTTGACGATCATACTGGGCATGCTACAGGTATCTATAAAACTTGCCAAGAATATTCAAAAGAAATAGGAGAGCACCATTATAAAGAAAAAGAAATTAGTGGAGGAAAAACAATTAATGTTTACAGTCATTACACGCAAAATGATCCTAATGCAATAGTGACAATAGTTATAGATAACGTAAACATTTTGGAATTAGAAAAAAATGAGCTAGGAATGTCTCTTGACCTTTCAGGATGTATAGATAGACTTGTAAATACCTACATGAGAAAACAAGTTTCAAAGCATTGGAAATGGCATGTATGCTGTGTACAACAACAGCAAATGGCCGCAGGAGATTTGAATCACTTTAAAGCAGGTAAGCTTGAGCCAGAACCACAGAAGCTAGGAGATAATATCAAAGTAGCAAGGTCTTACCAAGTTATAATAGGTTTGTTTTCTCCATATAAACATAAGATGACAAATTACTATAAGTATCAGATTTTAAACTCTGACAGAACTGACGGATTTGAAGAATGCTTTAGAACTATTCACATTTGTAAAAACAGATTTGGTAGAACAGGAGTTGCAGAACCTCTATTCTTCAACCCCAAAGGCTTTAGTTTTTTTAGTATGCCAAAACATGATGACACCCAAAATTTAAACCAATTATTAACCTATAAAAAAACAATTTTAAAAGATGAGTAATTTAACATTGCCAACACAAAAGATTCCAGCATCAGTTGTGAATCCAAGAACAATGGTTATTTTTAGCCAGAAAAAGACAGGGAAAACCCATGCACTCAGTGAGTTGGAGGGTAATCTTATTATTAACTTCGAGCATGGTGCCGATTTCTATGAATCCATGAGGATTAACATAGACTCATTGCAACAGTTTGATGAATTAGCCCAGCTTTTCCACAAAGAAAAACCTCATTACAAGTTTATTACACTTGATACGGTTACTTCTTTGAAAGAGAAACTATTGAATCAATTAGCAGTGAGAACCTATAACAAAGATACAGGCAAAAGTGAGGCCGCTGACTTTGATATTGATAGATTGGAGTATGGAAAGGGCCAAGTATATAAAAGAGAAGCCTTGTTTAAAATCATGGAGTTCTTTACAAGATTTTGCGATACGCTTATTATTGTAGGACACGTTGCAGATAAGTCAATCTCTACTTCAGGACAAACAATTAAAGAATTGAACCTTGAAGGTAAGTTGAAAGATTTACTTGCTCTAAGAGTAGATGCAATTGGTTACATGTATAGAAATACAGAAAAACCTAATATAAATATGCTTTCATTTATCCACTCTGAAGAAATTGTAGGAGGAACAAGATGTAAGCATCTTAGAAATAAGGAATTTGAAATCTCAGAACTTGTCAACGATGATAAACTAGAGACACATTGGGAAAAGATTTTTATTTAATAACACACACAAACAATATTTTTTAATTTTTAAATCAATTTAACATGAACAGTAATGTCAAAATTTCAACTGGCGGAGGTGCCAAAAAATTATTCTACGGAGTATCTACCTTTATTCCTAGTATGATTAACCCAAACAAATCTACCCTATCTGAATTCTTAGGAAGAGAGTTGGAAAAAGAACCTGAATATCTAACTACAAAAGATTTAGATGGAAAACAAGTGAGAGTATTAAAGCTTGATATTTGGGGAACTCTTCCTCAAGCCGAAAACACAAAAACAAAGATTACATTTTGGTTAGAAGCTAGACACGATATTTCAAGAAGTGGAAAGCAAAAATACATTAATGGCCAAGGTCTTACTTCTTATAATGAAGATCCTTCCGTTATGAATAAAAACAAAGTGTGGTACTATGGGGATAACCAAAGAAAAGCTATGGTGGGAGAAGATACTGTAGTGGACTTTTTCATCAACTTGAAAAACTGGGAAACTGATTTGTCAAAATACACTATGAGAGATGGAGATATTCCAAGCATTTTCCTTCCATTAGAGAAATTGTTTAAGCAAGATTATTCTGACATCAATCCTTTGTTTGAAGAGGGAAAGGGAATCCGAGTTTATGTAGGTATTCGTTCAAGTGAAAGCAACGGAAAAACATATTATGATATGGATATTTATACAAAGGCTTTCATAAAAGATTACCCAGGAGCTAAAAACTTTGATAAAATTATCAATGCTCTAAAAGGAGAGTATTCTTCTTTCAAAAAGAATATTGCCCCTATTACAGCTAATTTCTTAGAGTTTGACCCAAATGAATTAATGTCAGAAGAGGCAGATATGACAATGCCTTCTCCTTCAAATGACATGGGAATTTCAGATGACCTTCCATTTTAATCAATAATTATGTTCACTTTAGATCAACAGAGCGATATATGGAGAAACTATTTTGGAAGTTGGGAAGCCAAGGGCACCTATAGTAATCCCTTAAGATCAGACAAATCACCAAAATGCTATTTTAAGGTTATTAATGATAAGATTTTATTCATAGATTGGGCCAATCATCCTACACATTCTGACTGCATTTCTTTTGTATCGCAAAAGTATAACTTAACTAATAAAGAAGCTATTACAAAAATAAATTATGATTTAAAGTACACTAATAGAGTGAAAGGAGGGTTTTCAGGAGAAAACAAAGGGGTGGCAGTAACACCTCTTTCTTCTTCTCCCGCTATCAATACATACACTCAACAAGTAGAAGAGAAGATAAATTATTCTGTAATAAAGAAAAACTTCTTTGCAAAGGAAGATATTAACTACTGGAAAAAATTTGGTATAACAGAGGCTATATTAAAAAAATATGATGTATGTCCTGTAAAATTTGTTTTAAGAAACGGAATATTAAACTATTCTAGTAGCGAGTATAATCCTATATTTGGTTACTACCAACACAATCAACTTTTTAAAGTGTATAATCCCATAGGGCTTCCTATGGGATTATACA